ATCTTATATTCCCAACCGAAGAAGCCGCCATTGAGCGAGCAGACGAAGAAGGCAAAGACAACAACTTCTCCTACTGGACTCAAGGCAAGGGAACCAGATGGTTGACTAAGCCAGTCCCTACGGCTGACGGTATGTGGGCTTTAGATGTTTCTGAGTATGACCTCGACGAGTCCGAAGAGTCGTCTACTGTTGATACCTATTCACCCCTAGAAGTCGAAGAGGACTAATATATTTATGAGTAACAAATCTGCCCAATCATTATATCAATCTCTTGAAGGTAAACGATACACCTACTTGGACAGGGCTAGAAAAGCAGCAAAACTTACACTTCCATACGTCATGCCAGATGAGGGCTTCGGTTCTCACAGTCGTTTGGATACACCATTTCAGGGCGTTGGGGCAAGAGGAGTAAACAACCTCGCTTCTAAATTACTGTTGGCACTCCTACCTCCCAACGCTCCGTTCTTTCGTTTAAAGATAGACGAGTATCAGCTACGTGCTGAAGGCGCACCTGATGAACTCATCACTGAGATAGAGTCCTCGCTACAACAAGTAGAGGAAGCGGTGATGGATGAGATCAGCGGCAACACTTACCGCACAGGTATTCACGAAGCTCTTAAACATCTTATCATCACAGGTAACGCACTTATATATCTGCCAGATGAGGCAGGTCTACGCGTGTTCCACCTTGATCGTTTCTGCGTAGAGCGCGATGCTATGGGCAACGTGCTTTATATATGCACTAAGGAAGACTTATCTTATATGTCACTGACTGAAGAGATGAAGAGTCTTGTAGGTGTGCAGAGCATGGATTCTCCTGATGAAGAGATTTGCTTATACACTGCTGTGTGTCGCAAGAGTGACAAGTGGCATGTGTGGCAAGAGATTAATGGAGAGATGATTCCTTCCTCCGAAGGTTCATACCCATTAGATAAGAACCCTTTCATACCTCTACGGTTCTCCCGCATTGACGGAGAAGACTACGGTAGAGGATACGTAGAAGAATACTTAGGTGACCTGCAATCCCTTGAGGGACTGACACGTGCGCTCGTTGAAGGCAGCGCAGCAGCAGCTAAGGTATTGTTCCTTGTTAACCCTAATGGCACCACAAGAGCAAGGACTCTAGCTGAGTCTCCTAATGGTGCTATCACTCAAGGCAACGCACAGGACGTATCGGTTCTCCAGCTAAATAAGTTTAACGACTTCAGGGTTGTGCAAGAGAGCATGGCTAAGATTGAAGAGCGTATGGGACATGCTTTCCTGCTTACCTCTGGCGTTGTTCGTAACGCAGAGCGTGTGACAGCTGAAGAGATTCGTATGCTCGGACAAGAACTAGAGTCTGCTATCGGTGGTCTCTACTCTCTACTAAGCACTGAGATGCAGTTACCTATGGTCAATCGTTTGATGACCATAATGAACAAGAACAAGTCTCTCCCTAAGTTACCTGAGAAGGTAGTGAGTCCTGTCATCATCACTGGTGTGGAAGCACTAGGTAGAGGCAACGACCTACAGAAGCTAGATATGTTCTTAGCAGGAGCAGCTCAGGTAGTGGGTCCAGAAGCTATACAACAATTCATTAACGTAGAAGAATACTTTAAACGCAGAGCGACATCGCTCGGCATCAAAACAAGTGGTCTAGTTAAGGACCAAGAGCAGATGGCGCAGGAAGCGCAGCAAGCCCAACAAATGCAGATGGCAGAGAAACTTGGACCAGCAGGTATCAAGGCTATGTCAGAAGAAGCAAAACTACAACAACCAGAAGCGAGAGAGGAACAGTAAACTATGGCTAATTATCAGTCAGTAACAGTAAGCGAGAATACAAACGAAGAGAATATATCTCTTGAGAAACAAGCAGCTATGCAAGATGAAGCTGCTCAACAACGGGGTCAGACTTTAGAGTCAAGTGCTGACGAAGGTAAACAAGAAGTTGAAGAGACTTCAGAACGTCCTGAGTGGCTGGACGAAAAGTTTGAAAGCCCAGAAGATTTAGCAAAGGCTTATAATGAGCTTCAACAAAAACAATCCAAGAAGGAAATTCCTAAAGATGAAGATCAAACAGAAGGCGAAGAAACTCCTGAGCCAGACAAACCAAGCACTAATAACGCTGTACAAAAAGCTACAGAAGAGTTTACAGAAACTGGTAAGCTATCTGACAAAGCTTTCATAGAGCTTGATAAGGCAGGTATTCCTCGTGAGATGGTCGAGGCTTACATACAAGGACAAGAAGCTGTGTCCGTAGCATCGGCTCTGGAGATTCAAGAGTCCATCGGAGGTAACGCAAACTACGCAGCCATGAGCGAATGGGCTGGAGAGAATCTAGCTGACGGAGACCTACAAGCTTACAACGACATTGTTGAGAGAGGCTCTGTCGAACAAGCACGTGTTGCCGTCAAAGGCATGTACGCTCAGTTCTTAGGGGCTGGTGGTAAAGCACCTAACCTCGCCCAAGGAGCAACCTCTGGCGTAGCTGGTGCCAAGGCATTTGGTTCGGCTGCTTCTATGGTAGAAGCTATGCAAGACCCAAGATACAAGAGCGACCCTGCATATCGTGAACAAATCGAGAAGCGCATCGCTGTCTCTAACGCATTTTAATTATGACACCAGAACTAATAGCAATGATTGGAGGAGGACTCAGTGGCTTCATTATGAAGCTCATAGGAGTGCAGATGGAAAACCAAGCGCGTCAATTTGAGCGTATGATTACGAAACAGCAGACGGCAGACGCTTCGGCTGATGCAGCTGCCAAACGTGATGGCGGTGTATTAGTCCGCAGATTTCTAGTGGTCTCAACCGTCTTTGCTATTGTACTTGCTCCGTTCATCTTCGCATGGACAGATGTGGGTGTTAGTGTTGCTAGAGACACAAACGGATTTCTAGGACTTTTTAAAGGTGTTAAATGGGATACTATTCAAGGGTTCGTAATACTCCCTGAGATCAGACAAACTGCTCTTGCCATTGTAGGATTCTACTTTGGATCATCTCAAATAAAATGACTTTATGGAATTGGTATTACAAATCGCTTCGGCAGTAACACCAATACTAATCGGATTTATTACGCTAGTTATAATACTATCTAAGATGCACTACAGCATCGAGGTATTGAAGGAGAAGGTAAAGATACTTTTCGACTTCCATAACAAGCATAACAAATAATTTCTACTCTACGTTTAAAGTAGCGACTGAGCCTGATACGTCAGACAACTCACTGATCGTAAAATATACACGGAATGAAACACAGAAAACTAACGAGAACGTTGTGTTCTCATTTACTAATAAAATAACAAAAGGAAAACTATGGCAAACGGTGACTTCTCACCTATCTCTCGTAGTGGACAAGCCCAAGGTCAGTCCGATGTAGATAAGCTCTTTCTGAAAGTTTTCTCTGGTGAAATTCTTACGAGTTTCTCTGAGACAAACGTCATGAAAGACTTACATACAATGCGCACGATTTCTTCAGGGAAATCTGCACAGTTCGTAACCTCTGGAATTGCTACTGCTCAATATCACACTGTAGGCGAAAATATCGTTGAATCCACATCAGGATACATGTCTCAAATTGGCATGGGCGAGCGCATCATCAACATCGATGATGTTCTTATCTCTTCGACATTCATTGCTAACATTGATGAACTCAAGAAGCATTACGACGTTCGTAGCATCTACGCTGCTGAACTTGGTAAGGCTCTAGCAAAACGTTTCGACATCGCAACGATGAAGACTCTCTATGCTGCTTCTCAAGACAGTGCTAACTTGGCTAACACACCTGCTGGTACAAGCATCACTGGTGCTGACACCAAGTCTGCAAGTGGCATCATCGATGCTCTCTATGCTGTTGCTGAGTCTCTCGACAAGAATGATGCTCCAGATGATGGTCGCTTCGCGATCCTTGCTCCAGCTACTTACTACAAGTTGCTAACATCTGACAACGTTGCTATCAACAAGGACACTGGTTCTGGCGGTAACGTCAATGCTGGTACTGTTGCAAGCGTTGCTGGTATCCGTCTTGTAAAGAGCAACCACCTTGTTGACATCTCTGATCTCGGTGATGACTCAACAATCACTACTGGTGATGGCTCGTCTAACAATGATGTGTTCGGCGATAATGGTTCTGGTTACAACGGAGACTTCTCTGCGTTGACAACTGGTTCTGGTGCAGACCTTGAGTACGGCATGCTTTGCGGTACTAAGGAAGCTATCGGTACGGTCAAGCTTCTTGATCTTGCTACTGAAAGCGAGTACCAAATCGAGCGTCAAGGTACATTGTTTGTTGCTAAGTACGCAATGGGTCACGGAGTTCTCCGTCCTGAGTGTGCTGTTGCAGTGAAGCCTGCTTAATAATTAATCAAGCCCTGCCCCCAAATGGGGGTGGGGTTTTTTATTACAATGGCAAAAAGAAAAGGGCTTAGTCTAAGAAAGGAACACAAATCCAAAACAGGTGGTCTCAGTAAAAAAGGAAGAGACTACTACAACAGGAAGACGGGTTCTAATCTCAAGGCTCCCCAACCGCAAGGCGGTGCGAGAAAGCGTTCGTTCTGTGCGAGAATGAGTGGTGTCAAAGGACCCATGAAAGACTCCAAGGGCAGACCAACACGCAAAGCTTTAGCCCTTAGAAAGTGGAAATGTTAATATGAGTTTATACGAAAATATCAATCGCAGACGTAAGCTTGGAATCAGTCGTCCCAAGAGCAAATCAACTGTAAGCAAGAAGTCTTACAGCAACATGAAAAAAGGTTTCCCCAAAAAGAAAGGTAAATAATGGCAACTTTAACTTCTCAGCTAGAATCCGTTAACGTGATGCTGGGTCACATTGGTGAGGCACCTATCAACAGCCTAGAGGGTTCTTTACCTGTTAGTGCTATCACTGCTCTGTCTACTTTAAAAGAAGTAAGCAAAGAGGTACAAGCAGAGGGCTGGCACTTTAACTATGAGGAGAATGTCACCTTAACTCCATCAGCTGGTGTCATTAATGTTCCCTCAGACGCAATTCAAATAGACCCTCACGATAGTCAAGTAGACGTAGTACAAAGAGGTGAAGAATTATTTGACCGTAACAGTAACACATCCACATTTAAAGAGAGTATCAAGGTAAGCCTAATACGTTTACTTGATTGGGACTATCTCCCAGAAGAAGCTCGTAGATATATTGCACTACGCGCCTCTAGAATTTTCCAAGGACGTACAATAGGATCGCGGGAGCTTGAAGCATTGATAGCGCGTGACGAATACCAAGCACGTTCTCGACTTGAAGAAGCTGACTATGGCAGCTCTGATAGAACTATATTTGACAACTTCGATGCAGCCACAAGAATCGGTATCAACCGTAACTACGCTATTTAATAATGCCTTTAATTAACACTGCCGTCCCTAACCTTATTCAAGGTGTATCACAACAACCAGACTCATCGAGATTTGATGGTCAATGTGAGGAGCAGGAAAACGCTCTAAGCTCTGTTGCTGATGGACTAAGAAAGCGTCCAGCCACTCAGCACGTTGCTAAGTTGTTGGATGAAGCAATTAGCAAGGACAGCTTTGTTCATTTCATCAATCGAGACGACGATGAGAAGTATGTAGTTATACATACTGGTACGGGTATAGAAGCTTGGAACGTTGTTTCAGGAGGTAAGTGCCTTATTAATGGCAGCTTGAACCCTCTAACTCCTCCTAATTATCTAGCCACCGATAATCCCAGAGAAACTCTTAAGGCTCTAACGGTAGCAGACAATACTTTCATTGTTAATAAAGATATTAGTGTTGGGTTATCGCAAACTAAAACAGCACCCCTTGATAAGAAAGGATTTGTTTACATAGCCCAAGGAGACTACGAGAAAAAGTATCAGGTCAATGTTGGAGGAAACATTAACGGGATTGTTCCAAGCACCCAAGCAACCTTTGACATAGCCGTAGAAAGTTACGCTTGGTATAAAGGCTGGGAAAAATTTAGAGTTGCTAATGTATCTATAACCAACCGAGGTTCAGGATACCCAGCAACAACTCCACGCACTTTAGAACTATCGTTTAACTGGGGAACTTTAGGCTCAACTGTCTACGCCAGTTATACTACTATTAATATTAAGCCAGTAATTAGAGTCACCTTTGAGGATGATGGTACGGTAGATGCGAACGGTGTTTCAAACGGAACTAAAAGGGTAGCCACAGTAACTGTTGTGACTGTAGGTAAGTTTGCCCAGCACAACGCGCAGGTTACTGGAGCTAGCTTTGCAGATAATTATAGTGCCAGTATAACAGGCACCGTTGCGGGAGATGTTATTGGTGGAACACAATACAGCTTCTCTACCGTAAGTGACACTGACACCAAGTCTTACTTGGCTGATACCACTGAAA